AACAGTTGCATTAGGATCTACCTTAGCAATGTCTTTGTTGTAAGTATTAAATTGTTTATTAAATTCAGCAGCTTTTGTGTAGTCACCTTGAGTGATTGCTTCTGTCATTTTTAATTGTGAGTAATCAGCTTGAATTTGTTTTGTCAATACATCATATTGGCTTTGATACGAGTTTATTTGATCAATTAGGCTAATTTCTCTTGCATATGATTTGTAATCGTTAATAAACTGTGTTGCTTCAGGAGATAATGAAGTTGTAATATCAAAGTATTCTTTATAAGCATTATTTACGGGTTCAGTAAAAACTTTCATATCACTAACAGCTTGATTTGCTTTTTCAGCATACATGTTAGCAGTTGGAATGTCGTTAGCATTTTTTGCCGACTCAAATAAACCTTTATTTGTTTCGTAAATATCAAACAAACTGTCAATGGTGGATTGGTTTGCATTGCGAAATTCTAGTGCTTGATTGTATTTGTTTACTGAATTTACTAAATCAGAATCATATTTTTGTAACTCAGCTTGTATAGACGGAGTCCTTTGAGCATCTAATTTTTCATAAATAGGCTTATTTTCTTCAATTCTTGGAAGTAAATTATTAAATGAATCTTCAAGATTTTTAAGGGTTGGCGCATTTTGTTTTAAAGTGTTCCATGTTTGTCCTAGCGCAGAACCTACCGCACCACTTAACCCTGCCATCCCTGCTGCTTCTAAAATATCAGCGCCCGTAACAGCTGCTGTTACTCCTGCCATAGTTGCATCACCTACAGCATTAGAAATTATGGTAGATACAAAATTATCACCTAAAACATCCTTGATAGCTGAGTTAATAAATCCTGTTGGATTGATGTTAGGAAGACCTAACGAACTTGCAATTGAAGGTAAAAATGGCGTTAAACCTGCGGTCGCTATGTTTGCTAAACTGCCTCCATTAATAGCAGACACGGCTGCGCTACCTATTCCTTTAGCAACCATTATTCCTACATCTTTAGTTAACCCAAACGTAGATGATAGATAACCCCCAAAGCCTGGTGCTATGTAGTGCATAGCCACAGTTGAAATAATAGGCAAAGCATTATCAATCACAAACTCTGCAACTGAGCCTATAACGTCAACTACACCACCAATTACATCACCTACGAATCCACACATTATCTAATTCCAATCTCTAGGTTATATCCAAGAATTTCTCCCTCATTACCATAAGCTCTAATAGGAGAATCATTTACTTCAAACTTAATAGAATTTGCTTTTCTGATTAAACGCAATAAAGACGCATTTCTTACAATACCTGTTAATTTTTTATATCCCCCCACTTTTAATGCTTGACCAAACTCTCGCAACGCCTCCAAAAACTTTTCTTGTGGATCAGCAGAAAATAAATGCGCTTGAGATGCTACAGGGCTTTGTACCCTAAAAAATAAAATAGTATTTCCATGTCGAAGCGCTCTAAATTTATCTGATTTAATAGCGGCGTATACATGAGAATATACATTTTCCCAATCAGCGCTTGGGTCCATTCTTTCCATACCTCGTTTTACAATTTCTTGTGTGCTTAGTGTTTCCTCACTTTTTGGAAACGGCATATCAGAATTTGGTTTATATTCTTTTCTTGGCTTTTCACTTTTTGGCATTATTGTTCTGTCCTTTGATTTACTGTGTTTACAACCGCTGATGCCCAATCTTGCCAATTTTCAAATTGATAGGGATCAGGTATTTGGTTGTTTGTAAATATATCAATAGCGTTTAATCCTACCGCCCATGACTTCCATTCATCTTCATTATCAGAAGGTATTTGTAATTGCTGACCCGAATAAGCTTCGCACATCAAACTTGCCCATGATTGAAATGTATGGTACCTCGGATCGTAAACTAATGATATAGTCATTAGTAACCTCTCACGTCGCCAATATCAGCGCTTAACAATAGATAACCTAGTTGATAATCACCACCCACCACATTACTTTCAAACTTTAATCTTAATTCTCTACGTTGTTCTTTCATGTCAATCTTATGCGTGTTTGGCTCAAAAGGATATGGGTCTGACGTATAGTCTTCTGCTTGCGCGTATGGTCGACCTGTAACGTATAAATTCATTTCGCCACTTTGTATAAAGTCAGGTTCTACTCGTTCAAGTCTTAACCAATAATTAGCACCTTCGGCTGATTGTTGTGCAGGACCACCCGACACCCAACCCAAATTGTTTGTTTCAAAATAGCTTTGTAAAGCAAGTGGCTCATTACCTACAATTGCATCTGTACCAACTTCATTTTGATATAAGCTAACTAAATTTTGTATGTCGTCATTTGCTAATAAAAGCTCAAAATTAGATCCCGCAGGGATAAATTGACCTGTGATTGTTATGCTTCCTGTTGCTGTGGATGAAAGATCTACAATATAGGTACCGACTCCGCCATTACCTGAGCTAAATGCTGAAATTCTAGTTCCTCCTGTAATTCCTGATCCTGTCACATATTGACCTACATAAAGCGTACCTGAAGTCACAGCGGTAACTGTCATGATAGTACCACTTACAGAACCTGTGACTACTGCAATTTCTTGAGTTAAAATATCATTAACCGCATAACCTGATCCTTTGTTAAACATAGTTACATTTGTGACTATGCCACCCGCTACTACTATATCGGCTGAAGCACCTGTTCCTGTAACGCTACCTGTTAAAGCAACATTATAGTAAGTCCCGTTTGTATAACCTGATCCTGCATTGCTAATTGTTGGGTGGCTTGTAATAGCTCCTACTGTGTTAATGTCCCAATCCATATTAATTGGATAATGAAAAACTTGAGAGAAGTAACCTGCTGATCTTCTTGTTCCTAAAGCTTCGCCTGCGTCGTACCAACAATTTTCTCGAATGTTATAGATAATTGCATCATTACATTCTTCAGAATCTCCTCTTGGGTAGAACCACCACACTTCTCCAAAACGAGGAACTTTTGTTGCATAAATTTTTTGTCTTTGTGCGTAATTTAAATTATCAAAAAAATAGTTTTGATTCATGGTGTTTGGAATTTCTTTTACAACACCGTTATATAGTAGAAAACGGTCAACACCACACCAATAGTAAATACCGTCATATTCAATAACTGATGAAGATGAAAGAATAGAAGTTTGTGACGAGATAATATCGTAACGCCAATAAAGCGTTGCGCCATAATCACCGCTGTTAGGTATACCAATGTTGGTAGGCGCATAGCTTACGCGTATAAGAGAATCAAGGGACCAAAACAATCCTGAAGGAGCGTTAGAACCGCCTCGAAGTGGAAGACCTTTTACTATTTTTGTAGAGGATACATTGGTTTCGTTTGCGTCAGCAGACACCCAATCATCTATATTTCCTGCTGAATTATTTCTAATTAATCCGTTGTTGCCATATACAAACGTGTAGGGATGTAAGACTACTACCCCACCTGACACATCAACTTGGTTGTCAAATGTTAGTGTAGCAGTTGCGTTTGTAGCTGTTGCGTTATTAGATAAGGTAACGGTTAAACTTACAACTGATACTACAGTTGTGTTTGCAGGAATTCCTGTACCTGTTACTGTTTGTCCTGCACCTATTAATGCATTAGTAGAAGCTAGTGTAAATATAGGAGATCCGTTTGTAATACCGCCTACCGCTGTAAATACGCCGATAGCGGTTAAAGAGTTACCTGTGATGTCTCCACCCAATACAGGGGTAGTAGTTTCGTTTGCTATGTCGTTTAAATTTAAACCAGGGTGCGCAAGAAGTGTTTGATCACCACTACCCTGAGCATCAAATGTTGAATCAAATTGCCAAAGGTTAGCGTCATTTGCGGTGAAATCTGAAAGAGTAAAATCAACGACACCTGTACCAACGCCAAGATTATTGATGAGTAAGCCTTGAACCCCATTGTTATATCCGTTAAAAACTCTATTAAAATTACGTTGTGGATCTAAGTATACGCCTCGAGAAGGACCTGCAAAATTGTCAGTAATCTCACGGTAACCTAATATTTTTCTAGGACGACCGCGTTGAAATCTAACCCATTGACCATCAGTATAAACAGCTCTGTCAAATACAGTACCGTCTCGTTGAATGCCAGGTTGGGTATCGAGGGCAAAAACCTTTTTTGTCATTAGGTAAAGATTCCGCCAAGAATCCCTCCGCTAAATACTCCTGCTCCATTTACAGTAATGCCTGATGCATTTACTTCAAATCGATTAGTACCTAATATAGAAACATTCCACGCACCTCCACCTGATCTAAAAACACCTGTTGTAGGTTCCGATGCAAAGTAAAGAGATGGTGTTCCTGCGCTACCATTAGCTAAAGCGTTCACAGACGCACCTGCTTGTACAGTATTGGCGTTAAAGAAGTTAACACCGTCACAAATAAGTGTTGATTGGTTACCCGCGGCTATTGTTGCGTCAGCCCCGCCTGCTACACCTGTTGTAATAGTTAATGAAAAACCACCTGCAATAACTTGATTACTTACAATATAGAATGCGACAACAGGAGGGTATGTAACAGTAACATTACTCGATAACGTACCTACATACTCTTGAATGAGAGACGTACCTTCGGTTGCAGATAACGAATAAGATCCTCCTGTCACTTCCTTAGTAATTGAAGAAAACAAGAATCTAGTACTTACACCGTAACCTACGGTTACAAAGTCTGAACCATCACAAACTATAATACATGACTCGTTAGGTTGGAATGATTTAGAGGAAGCAAGATCAATTGTATTGATTCCTGTAGTCGATATAGTAAGTGTACCTGTACCATTATTTTTAAAGAAACAAAACCAATTATTACCTAATGTAGAAGCAGCGGGTAATGTAGCAGATCCTGTACCACCACCCCAAACCTTTGTTTGACTTCTGTCTGTAGTATTAAATGTATATCCTGCGGTAACACTTGATACAGGAGCTGTTTGATTAAGTGTTGCTCCTTCGGCTTCCAAACCAAATCCTGCCAATGTCGTTGCGTCAGGGGATGATGTACCAATACCTAGTGCAATGTTTGACCATGTACCTGAAGCGGTAGAGTTGTTAGTAATGTAGAAATATCTTGTTCCACCCGCTGTAATAGTACCTAATGTAGCTCCCGTAGAGCTTTTAATAGTTAATGTAAAAGCACTTGGGTTTTTAATGAAGGCGTCTTGACCTACTGATACTTGATTTGCAGGAGGCATGAATACAGACAAACCACTTGTTGATGGTGTGATGTCCATAATACGAGCCGCTACGTTTGTCGATGTATTTCCATTAACAGGCCATACAAGCGTTAAGTCAGCAGAGATTGAATACGATGCGTAACTTACGTCGGTAGGTTGAACAACGTCTCCTGTAAAGGGGGAGGTGTATGTAGTCATAATTAAGTATCAAGAACAGTTGCCTGTCTGTCTCCAATTCGTTGAGTATTTTCTGTTTTAAGCGTATTCATGATAGCTTGATATTGTGCTTGCCACATAGGAAGACGCTCGTCATTTTTTAAGAAAGGCATAGCTTGTAGGAGTGAACCATAAAGCATTGCTTGTGGTGCATATATAGTGAACCAATTAGTTTGGTTTGTAGAATCTAATGGTTGTACGCGTTCGTAGTATAGAACTTCAAAGCTATAAGTTGATGCAGGGGTAGGAGCGACCAACCAATTGTCATAGTTGTAATCGCAATAAAATTTAGGTACACCTGTTTGTGTGTCATCAGGCCAATACTCTCTTAGGTATTCATATTTACGAAGTAAAACAGGTTGACGTTCACCTGCTACAGTAATGTTCATAGACACAGTCTTGTGCCAACGAGCAGGCTTTTGTAGCGTGTTTTGACCTATCGTAAATGTTGAGTTAGCTACATTAAGGTTACCTAGAAACTTAATTTCAGACGCAATGACTTGCTCTGCAAGCATGATAAATAGTGGGATCTTTTCGAGCGTAGCTGTGTCTGTACGCTCTAGGTATGATTGAATGTTTTCAACCAAGCTATCATATGTCATTGCTACTGCTGTTGTCATTCTATACCCTTTAAAAATAAAGCACGTTCGTCGTTACGACGTGTGACTAACCCTTTAAATACTTTGCCACCCGCTTTTGTATATTTAAGAAACTCGTTAGCGGCGCCTTTAATATCTCCACGCAAAACCTTCTGACGGAGGGTCGAAGACTGTAGTCTCCCAAGACCACAATTAAAAGCAAAGCTACACAAGCTATCGAATTGACCTTGTGTAAGAGGAACAGGACATAATCGTGTGACACCCTTTTCAAACCTCGCTAAATCTTGTCTTAATATTTGATCAATTTCTTGGATTGTAAACGATCTATTCCATTCTGTGGGAAGAGATTTACCGTTCCCAATCAAATGACCCACGCCCACTGTCCACAGTCCGATAGGGTCTTGGTATGGCCTTAATCTTACACCTTCGTGGTGCTTGATCATTCTTAAAGCTTCGTTAGAAACCTTCATTTACCGCTATGCTTTTCCCATTGACGAGACCCAAAATAAAAGCCAATTATGCTAGAAACGATGGCCATCTCTTGGTCTGAAAATACCTCACTCATCGCCAATGCAAAGTCAACACCTGTCCATATAGCCCAAACTAAGCCTGCTACGTCAGTAAACACTAATAAACCTACAAAAGTAAATGCGACATAAGGACGTACTTTTGCGTTTAAATCTACGACAGGCTGTGAAGCTTTCTCCATAAGAGTTTTGTCGTGGTCATATAAAGCTGTTCTTTCTTGTGCATAAGTCTCAGCCTCCACTTCTTGAAGTCTTAGTTCTTCGATGCGCTCTTGAGATTTAAAGCCTTTTTCAGCCATTAAAAGCTGTTGTTCCATAGCAAGTTTTGCCATGGTTTGCTCATGTTTTTGATCTGCTTTATTTTGAAAAAACGAAAGTAAGTTTGGTAATCCTGATGAGAATATACCGAGTAATCCTGAAAGTATTGATAGCATATTAGTTTCCTAGTGGGTTAATCATAGCTTTGCGTAATTGCTTCATTTCATCTTTTACGTTAGCTACGGTGTCTGTAATTTTATCTTGTGATGATTTAGCAACGCTGTTGGCTTCAATT